TTTTCTCAAAAGCGTCCATCTCGTTACACGCCCGCAGGAGGCGGGACGCGCCAATGCCGTCGTCTTGGTGCATAGAAACGACGATGCACCACATAAAGAGCTGCGCGGAGCGGTCGCGCTGGTCCTCGCGCTCCTGCTGGATGTTGTGGGTCAGTGCTTTCATCATCCAGCCCTCCTTACGTCGTATAGCAACGCTTGGCCGGGTTCCACGTGAGCTTCGGGATGCTCCGGCCGCAAACGCAGGAGAACTTCTCGTTTACGATTTCGGCGTCCTCGACGTTCGTCCGACCGTAGCTCTCCTTCTTGCAGACCGGGCAGGTGAACTCGAACCGTGCCAGCGCGTCCAGCGGGATTTTCGCGCCGCACTTCCGGCACTCGTTGGTCGTTTGCGGTTCGCGCAAGAACTGTACAAACTCGCTCTTGCATTTCGGGCAGCGCAGGAGCATGAGCCCCTTTGCGCCGACGGGCGTAAGCCAGCTTACCGGCTTCTTGGGGGGGGGGGCTTTCTTGTCCGCCGTGGAAACTACCGAGGCGGCCTGCTTC